ATCGCTCTAACCAAACCCAATAGCCTTCTATCTCTTGTGGCTTCCAGGCAAATGAAAGTCTTGTTTCAATATCACCTGGCTTTGGTGTAATATTTCTTTTAATCTTAAAGCGCATACTCGCTCCATAGTTCATCTATATTGTATTCAAATCTTGCTCGCATCTTAGCTAGAATGTCTTCAGGAACATTATGCACATTATTGTATGTGCCTTGACAGATAATAACCTGCGGCTTGATATTTAATTCTTTAGCAATTTTAAAATAAGGTCTAAGTTCTTTGGCAGTAGTAAATGTATTTGCCACAACTACATTATAATCTAATTCAAGATATTCTTTAGTCAATCCTTGACACCATTCATGTGCTTGGCTTAACTTACTAATATCAAAGCTGTAGGCAGGGCCCCAATACATATCCGTCTCAAGATGCTTATAGATTGGGGACTCGCAAAGTGCCTTTGCAAGTGTTGATTTACCTGAGCCTGGCAGGCCTCTTACTAATATTAGTTCAGTCATCTGATTGCCACTTCTCTGTTTGTGAGAAACTCTTCTCTTGAATAGTCTTTTCTTTAAATAGCTTGCGAGGGTTACTGCACATTGGGCAACCAGGATTACCACAATCCATAGCATGGTGCTTGTTGAGACGATGAGGCTCTCTAATTAGTTCATCGTTATACTCTAGTCCATGTTGCTTAGCGATCTTTACTTGCTTATTGATATGAACTTGGTCTTGATAAAAACGCTTTGTTCTTTTCTCACGATCTTCTTCTTTACTCATAGTTCACCTCTTTTAAACTTTCTTAATAGTCTAACGGTACTATCCGGAGTTGCAAATAGTCTTGCTCTAAAAGTGTAACTACCATCCATCATATTCTCTTGTCTTGTAAACTCTACAAGATTATTCTCTATAATTCCTTTGGCTAACCTAATTGCAAGATATTCTTTTATCCAGTTTTCGTTAGTTCCAAAGTCTTCAATGTCTTCTCTCGGCACACGTATGGTTGCAGTTACCATATTGCCTTTTATCGCTATTTCTGGTTGTATACTTACATCTTGACTATATTGTCTATGTTGTACACCCAACGATGCATGATATGCCTTATTTAAAGAATCTATTTGATCTTTTGTCAACGACAAAGGTCCTACTTGATTACTATCCATGCTCATAATAGACCCTCCTCAGTCTGTGGTGGGGCAGGTGGTTCTGCACCAGAATACCGATATTCATAGATTGGTTTCTCAGGTACAGTATATGGGAACGTCACAGGTACACGAGATTCATAACAAGTATAATATGATTTAAAAGGCTCGCCTTCAAACTTCTGCCATTCCCAAAATACTTTACCATCAATATCGTATGCGCCATTATCATCTTTGAATACATGAGATGCACGTTTGTTCTGATAAACAGGACCGCTATCATCTGGGCCATATCTAGACACATCATGCCATTCCCAATCCTCTCCTGTCAATGGAGCGATGGGCTCAAACTTAGCCAATCTACTGAACAGATTAATTGTATAAGGTGCAGATGTGCCAGAATGTCCCTCATCGTGGAATACTTCTAATAGTTTGAGAACATGATTGCAAATCATCTCTTGCATTTCATCTTTATATTCTCCAGCTTCATCTAGCCAGCCTGCGGCTTGAAACTCCATCAAAGCGTGCTTCTCATAATTACTCAATTGTATTCTCCTTTTTCATTCTTTAATGCGGGTCTACGGCGAAGCATTCGACCAATTTTATATAACCAGGTCCAATCCCACATATGGTGAAATCCAATGAATACTCTCAGATACGGCACAACAAAACCAACCGTGATACTATCTGGTGCAAGATTAACTTCAACATTAAAAGAAAAATGTTCTAGTGTCCATATTTGAATAATTAACCAATGAAAATGCCATCCATTGGCATTCCATTCATCACCCGGACGATATTCAAATCGTGGAACTAAGGGGCAAGCATCATTACACCAAAGTTGATGTAAGGGATAATGTTCCCACCAATTTAATTCTCTTTTACATACAATATCTTCGTTCATACTTTATGATGTTCAAAGCAAGCAGGAAGCCATCCGCATAGTGCGATTAGAAAGGCATAGCCTGCTGTCGTATCCCAATAAAAATATGTTTGGATTGCACAAACTAGTGTGATAAAGATAGCAATATATTTCATAAAAGTGCTCATAATGGTTTCCCATAAAATAGTTTATCGTATTCTTTCTTACTAATCTTTTTATAGGTAACAGACTTAACTGACCTTAAAGATTTTTGAAAGTCTAGAAGTGATCTAAGATTAAATCCCCTTGCAGGAATCTTAAACTTAAATTGGTTTTGGACTACATCCATTTGAATGTAGTCCTCTCGTTGTACTTTAGTTTCCTTCGTTGAATCTTTTGTGGATTGTCGCAATTGCTCGCTCCTTAAAGAACTCTAGCATACCTGCGTCAAATGTAGTGAGTTTCTTTTCACGAACATCTGTGTTTTCTATTGCAAGAATACATTCTTTTATAATGGCCTCGGCAAAATTACTGATTGCCTGAGAATCCCATGCATCAGGAGTACCATCGCAATACATACCATTTAGATATGCTAAATGATCTATTTTAGGTTTCATACTATCTCCTCTACTATACCGAGTCCTTCTGCAAAAATAAGCAAGAAGCCGGCAAGGAATAAGTTGCCGTAGATTAAGCATCCGCCTGCGCCGATGCGTACAATACTCTTTACAAGGCTCACATAAAAGTGGCCTTTACTTGTGTCTTTGGGTTGGATGTTCATAGCATAAATTGCTTTAGTACTTCACGAGCTTGCTCATAGCTTTCTTCTTTCTTCTCGGAAGTATTTTCCATTAGAAGAAGAGCCAGATCATTAGCCATTACTTTGTCGTGAAATTTAAGAGAATCATACCAATCTTGAAAATCTTCAAGATTATTTAGACTCCACATAATGTTAAGCATGTCTACCTGCTCTTTAGTGAGGCCTTCAATAACGTAGTTCATAGTAATTCCTTTGTGGATATACTTTATTATATAGTCTTAAGTATTTAAGGTCAACCGATAACCCTTTTGTCTGTAGGGTTACTTTTATCCATAATCTGGGGGATTTGCATAGTTTTGAATGGCGGCACAGGCACATTCAAAATGCTAGATAATACGAACGTATTTGCGTTAGTATATGAGTATTTCATTTGTCTTTATAATACATGAAAAGCTTGACAAAATAAGCAAACTGTATTGGACTATGCTCGGGGTCAGGCAACCTATCTCCCCAGCGTTGTTTCATTTGCTCATAGATGTCAAGCATTTCTTTCTCCGTCATACTTCAAATACCTTTAGAGTAAAATTATCTGCGCAAGCCTCATGACCAATATAGCCACGTGGATTACAGACAACTCGTGTAGAACCGATCATATAATCAAACTCATCGTGAGTATGACCATGTGTCCATAATTTAATCTGAGGATTATCTAAAATAAGATCACTCAAGTCTGAACTATAGCCACCGTTCATAATATGATCTGTAGCATATCGAGGTTTGATACTTGCCTTACTAGGTGCATGGTGACCAACAACGACAAACTTCTCATCGTGTTTACCTTCAACCTTAGTACGAATAAGTTCCTTCATCTTATTATGCTCATCTACAGCATCTTCTGGGGAAAATTTTGCCGGACGAGTATGAAACTCTCCCTCTGTATCACGATAATTAACTACATTACTTCCATGCATGATTATTCTAAAATCATTCATCATCCTTGTCATTTGATTTAATGTAATTGGGTCGCCTTTGTTCATATCAGTCCATAGCGTACCGCCGATAAAGGTTACATCATTTACCTTTAGACATTCATTATCAAGTATGTGTAGATTTTCTAAATGACTAAATTTAGATTTTAGAAGTGGCACTGTCTGTGTAAATGTACCATGGTAGTGTTCGTGATTGCCCATGATATAAACTACATAAGGAAAGCGTTCGCAGCATTCTTTAAAGAATAGCTGTACTTTATCCGAGTCTACGTCATAAGCAACGCAAATATCTCCAGACAAAATTAGTACATCTGCGTTATCAGTATTTTCTAACGAAATAGGTCCGAACTCAATATGAAGATCAGACGCCAGTGCCACTTTCATAATTATCTCACTTAAATAAAATCATTCCCATTAATGTTGCCTGCCCAATAAATCCTAGACCAATTGTGATGATGTTTAGCATATCCTTTAGAACAATTGCTCGGCAGAATAATAACAATAAACCTCCCCAGACAAAGAGTATAACATCTAAGCTAGGTGTGCGGTCGCTAAGACCAGTGATCAAAGCCAATAGTGTAGGTAGTGTAGCACAATGAATAACTATTGCTGCTAGCCAACCAAGTGTTTCGGCAGAAATTTTGTAGATATGTTCATTAAGAAAATTACGAAATCCGTTTATGTTCACGTTCTTTCTCCATAAAAAATATGTCGACCGATCTTTTCGATCTTTGGCTTTTTCCAATTAGGGTTCACGTAGTCAGCGTGATAATAAAGAGCATTGCTAAGTGAAGGTAGTCTAAATTTTTCAAATAGAACTTTCTTTGCAACTGTCTCACTTTCTTTCCACATTTCCTGGTGAACTGCGTGGGTTTTGTGTAGGGTTTCGCAATACCAACTGAATTGACAAATTACCTTTTGGTAAATAACATTCTTTTGATATACTACACCGCATACACTATCAGCAAACTTGCCAGATTCAACTCTATTTAGAGTAACCTGTGCGACACCTACTTTACCTTCAAACGGCTCACTTGCCGCTTCCCAATAGATGTTTCGTGTTAAACATTCTAGTTGTCTAATACTATCATCTGCGCTGGAAATATTATATCCGTAGTTTTTCGTTTGCTTAAGTTTATCTAATTTTTGATTGCACACAAGGGCTGTTATAGCTAGAATTGCAATTAACCCTGTCGTTTTTAAGATTTTGGCTATCAAGCGGACAACATCGCTGTTGTCGCTTTTCAAACTTACATCCATCGATTTCTCCTATTTTGATAAGAATCGGAGTGATTCTTTACTCACACGACAATTATATTATACATTTTGGAAGAAGTCAAGCGTCGTTGGCTCTTCTCCCTGCTTAGGTTGATATTGTATTATATGTTGTTCAATGTCTCGACCATCTAAAAATTGAAATCTTCTAGGTAAAATTGTTATACCTTCTTTAGAATCTTTCCAAGTCTGATTAGCTTCATCCCAATATTCAAAAGGATATCCTGGGCTAGGAATAGGGGCTTCCCAAATACCTGTTTCAGTATTTTTTACCCAACTATCAAATCCTTGTCTTGCATATTCGCCATTTACTTGGCCCCATGTGTTATTTTCATAATCCCAAATCCAATCTATTTGAGAAGGTGGGTCTATATCGTTAGGATTATTTTGATCTCTGGAGACCCAGTCAGCAATATTTAAATCTATAAGAAGATGTTTATACTTGGGGATAGGCATGAATATGTCGTGTTGTCTGTAATATCTATAACCTACGCATGCAAAATTTCCACGAAACGGAGTACCCCCCAAAAGGTGCGTATTTCTATGTGTATTATAACTAGTTTGAATCCAGTTCGCAGGATCTCCCATTGCTCCAGAATCAATAAAATCTTGTTCTGCAACTATTACGTTGTGTACTATTCCTGCGCCGTCTATTCCAGCAAAATGTGCCATTTTATCCCCTTGATAACAAGTATCTATATGATATAATATTTATTATCTAGTAAACTATAAAAAAAGGACCTTTCGGCCCTTTAGTACTGGTTACGAGTTCCAGCGGCACCCTATCGTTGTGCCCGGTTTATATTATTTATACACTTATCCTAACTGAAACTTATAACTTCCGACCTGAAGGTTACCTGTTATCTTTGTATAACCTGAGACGTTTCCACCTAATAGAGTGGGAACACCTGCTGTAGGACCTGTAGGCCAACCTGCATGATATATTTCATTTAATACAGTTACTATTGCATTACCGTTATTTACTATAGTATAGTTGTTTGCCGATCTTCTATAGTTTTTATAGTAAGGTCCACCTGTTTGACCTATTATGAAATAGCGATTTGCAGGTATAATAACTTGAGTTATAACATTGGCTTCTGATAATACATTTCCTACATAACCACCTTGTCCAAGGCCAACGCCACCTAATGCAGTCACCTTAACGTCTACGTTTGAATTAAAATTGGATTTAGTATTATTTGATGACGATACCGCAAGCGAATATTGCCAAGAGTTGTTACCATTTTGTCTTACCATCGTACCAATACGATAAGGTGCCGCAGGCAATCTAACCTGTTGATGTGCATAGAAAATATACCAGACCATATTGTTAGTATCATTCTGATAATCATTGCCTTGTACTGTGGGTATGCCCAAGCCGGTGTGCATATAGGTATTAGAAGTCCATTCCTGTGTTACACCCAATGGTAGGGCAGGGTCCCCGCTGACATAACCAGTTGACGGGGTAGGTGATTCAAACCTAATACTTCCTCCGGAGATTGTTATTGTACCGCCTGATATTTGCATTTTACTTCTTTATATGTGTTCTATGTACTCTACATTGAATCTGGCTATTATAGTAATCTCTTGTTTCTAAGACACATCTTAACATTTGTTCTTTAGCTTCAAGATAATTGCACATGCCTTTGTTCTCGCATATATGCAATATCTCTCTTGTGAAATTATCTTCGCCTAAATTCTTTACATCTTCCTTTAACTCATCAGAAGACGACCAGTATGTTCTCCAGTCAGATTCTACTTTTAATCTTTTCTTCTTACCCTTTAATACTTTAGTTTTTCTGAACCAAAAAAGTTTCTTGCCTATGTACTTGCGCCCGGTAATATTATTTGTAATCAAATAAACATAACCATATGCCTTCTCAGGGACTTCTAACAAGGGAGAATTATTATATAACCACATCTAAATACCGTTTAAAAACAGTATTTATTAGTCTACTACCTGCCAAATATCTCCGCCCTCTACAAATCTATCATGATCGTCTGTGGGTGGTACAAGAAAATAATCGTCGGGGTTTGTCATAACCTCTTCAAGTCTTTCTGTTGCTACACCGCTACCCATTCTGCCTGTCTTGTGTAGCATCAGCGTTTGTATAGACTTTTTATATCGATGGCCTTCTGATTCTTCGCTGGCCATGTATTCTTTCTGCTTCTGAGAGAATACTTGTTTTTGCTCTGCATTCCATTGTCTAGAATTGGCACACGCCCGGCAACAATATGTGCCAGGCTTTGTGTGCTCAGTACCACATTTAGGACAAGTCTTCGTCTTCGTATTCGTCGTCTTCGTATTGTTCATCCTGCTGATCCTCGTCCATCGTTGCACCGCAGAATGGGCAGTGTTCTACCTTATAATACTTTTCATCTAAATCATGATTTATCTTGAAGACGGCATCACACTCGACGCATTCGTGATGTTTCCTTGCCATGCGCTACCCCCTCTTTTCTTATACTCTGCATCAAATACTCTTTGTCGCAAATCCGATGAACTAAAGTAATGATCTCTCTTATTATAATAAATTTCTATTCCACGCTTTTCGCAAATAGTTTTGCCTGTAAATTCTGTATCCTTGTATTCTTCACCTAGAATACGAATATCAATAGGCAATGCCATAAAGATATCTTCTAGCTCTTTTTCTGTAGAATATACAATGATTTCATCTACATGCTTACATGCTGATACCTGTATCTGTCTTTCGATAATAGACTGTACCGGTTTATTCTTACTTGCTCTATCCAATGTAGGATCTACTTGAATTGCAGCAATTAGATAATCGCATTGTCTTTTTGCTTCTTCAAGCATAATAACATGGCCAGCATGGAATAAATCGAATGTAGAACAAGTTATTCCTATTCGTTTGTTACTCATATTTTCTCCACTTCAATGTTACACTTATTTAAAAATTGTATACCTTCTTCGCTTCTATATGTATTTCTATAGAATACTTTTTTAATACCCGCAGTATATATAAGCTTTGCACAATTAAAACAGGGAGCGTGAGTAATATACATTACTGCGCCTTCTCCTGATTCACTTGATCTTGCTAGCTTGGCAATTGCATTGGCTTCTGCGTGTATAACTTCAGGTTTAGTTTCCAATACTAAATCTACGTAGGCTTGCCCATCGGGGCTATCGCTTACTTTCTTTAGTATAGGTGTCTCACAAATATTATCCCAGCCTGCAGGTGTACCGTTATAACCTATTGATACTACTCTATTGTCTTTAGTTACAATTGATCCTACTTTTAATCTTTGAGCATATGATAAATCTGCATATGCTTCGGCTGCTTTCATATGTGCATAATCAATTCGGTTGGGCATCCCACTTTCCTTCAGGACATCTTGTACTTTTTAGTTGCGTTTTTGCCCATATAGAGCAACCACAACTTTCACAGAATTTGGCACCTACAAAAGTTTTAAGATGTTCGCAACTATTGCAAATGTCACGACGTTCTTTAATAAATTGTTCAACTATTATAGGTTTACCAAATATATTTGTGTTCATGCAGCCTTACCCCAAACATCATGCCAATCACCAGATAATGCACCTTTAGCATAATCCGTTGCTCTATTCTCAAAGAAGTTAGTATGTGTAGGCGCATTAATCATTTCTTCAACCCAGGGCAAAGGATTCTTTTTACGCTTAAAGATACCTTTAAGACCAAGACTAATTAAACGTCTATCAGCAATATAACGAATATACTCTTTGACTTCTTGTTCAGTTAAACCCTGGATAGCGCCAGTTTTGAAAGATAGTTCAATAAACTTATCTTCCAGATCAACCATTTTCTCCGCAATCGTGTAGATCTTCCCTTTAAGCTCATCATTCCATATCTCCTTATTTTCTTCGATATAAGTACGGAATAATTTAATCATTGCCTCGGCGTGTTGTGTCTCATCTACAATAGACCAGGTAACAATTTGTCCCATACCTTTCATCTTGCCATGACGAGGAAAATTCAATAGCATAATAAAAGATGAGAACAATTGCATGCCCTCGGTAAATGCTGAGAATACAGCAATGTGCGTAGCCGTAGATTCTATAGTACCATTCTTAGCAGAAAGATCTAGTACATAATCATGCTTATCCTTCATTTCTTGATATTCAAGAAATTGATTGTACATTGTCTCAGGTAAACCTAGTGTTTCAATTAGATGAGAATATGCTGCAATATGAAGAGCTTCTCTTGCAGCGAAACCTGCTAGCATCATGCGCACTTCAGGTTGAGGAAAATATGGAAGATAATTCTTAACATATCCTCCTGCTACATCAATGTCTCCTTGTGTGAAGAAACGAAAGATGTGAGTTAAGAATTGTTTTTCTTCACTGGTTAATTTCTTTTTCCAATCTTTTACATCTTCAAGCATTGGTACTTCAGTATGTAACCAATGAGATTGTTCATGCTTTAACCATGCGTCATATGCCCAAGGGTAATTAAAAGGTTTGAAAGAATTACGTTCATCAGTTAAACGAGATTTCTTACTTACCATTTAGCCACTCCTCTACTAGATTTTTAGCCTTAACGCCTACCATTGTACTTACGACTTTTTCTCCGTCTAATTTTACTAATGTAGGTACACCCCTAATACTATATTTTTTTGCTAGTTCTTGATCTTCATCAACATCAATAACTTTAATAGGTATATCGGTTTTAATCTCTTCTAAGATACTAGCTAATGCTTTACATGGCTGGCACCATGATGCAGTAAATCTTAATACCTGAGTCATTACTTTTCCTCTTTCTTTGAATTTTTAATTTCTGTTACGTCGTTACGAGTCTCTTTACATAGCTTAGCCAATTCTTGACAATGCTTGCGAACTCGTGTACCTGCGGAAGCTACGCCTTTATCATAAAATTTATCAAAGTCTACTTTCATTGATTCAACTAGAGCTACGAATTCAGTGTGTTTGTTTGCCATTTTAATTCCTTAATTTTGATTACATGTTCTGGTATATGTTATAGTACCATCGGGATTACGAATTTCTGTCCATGGGCTACATACTTGCCCTTGAGGTACTGGAACAGCAGGTACCTGTTGAATAATTACTGGTTGTTGGTTGCGAGATATTCCATAACCAACTACACCTCCAATAATCAAAGGCGCCACCCAATTATAATTTCCTCCACCGTGTCTCCAATGCCCATGGTGATGATAATGCTGGGCAAAAGACGGCAAAGCAATTAATAATGCAATTGCTACTAATAACTTTTTCATTAGTTGCTACTCCTCTCCACATTCTTTTCTCTGTCATCTTTTTCAAGACATTCGGGGCACATACATTGCGGACAATTACAATTTTCTGTAGGGCAAGCTCCACCACAATGTGGAAAGCAATTACATTTACAACGCAATCGTTGATATCTTTCGTGCAGGAATAATTCCATATTAACTCCTTATTTTGAGTAGTCCTAAAAAGCTAAAGATTCTTATCCAAAACCACCCAATATCAAACTCCCACCACTTATGACTCAGCTTTGGATTTGCTGGTTCCAAATGATGATTATTATGTAGCTCTTCACCGCCAATTATAACACCGATAGGCGAAATATTCCTACTGAAATCTTTAGTTTTACCGTTTCTATATCCTAAATAATGTCCAATACCGTTAATTACTCCAGCTGCCCAAAACGGTATCCATATCATTTGTATTCCCCATATTATGGCGCCAACCCAACCGAATAACCAGCAGTTGAGCAAAAGGAGAATGCCAATGCCAAGTCTGGAGTGAGCACTGTATATGTTTCGCTCCAACCAATCATCAGGAGTACCACTGCCATATAGATCAACCATGTCTTTATCTTTTGATGCTTCATGGTACAATGCTGCCCCTTTGGTTAAAACAGTCCATATGCCAAATACATAAGGACTATGAGGATCTCCTGGTTCATCACTATATCTATGATGTTTACGATGTATAGCCACCCATTGCTTTGTTACCATACCCGTAGTAAGCCACAACCAAAAACGCATAAAGTGACTTAAAATAGGACTAAAGGTTATTCCCTTATGAGCTTGACCTCTATGCAGGAATACCGTAACACATACAATAGTAATATGTGTTACGATTAAAGTGTAAATTAATTCTAACATTAATGGAATTGGTCTGCTTCCGTAGAAGTCTTATTTGCTACGGTAGATGTAGCACCAACTGCCTCACTAATTAGATCAAAATATCCTACACCCACTTCACGCTGATGCTTAACGGTTGTAAAGCCTCTGTCTTGTGCATCAAATTCTCGTTGCTGCATCTCTGCATAACCTGCCATGCCTCTAGCTTTATATGCTTCTGCTAGTTCAAATGTAGCTAGGTTAACGCTATGGAAACCTGCTAATGTAATGAACTGGAATTTATATCCTAAAGCACCAAGTTCTCTTTGGAAGGTTTCGCATTCTCCCTCTGACAAGAATTTACGCCAGTTAAAGCTGGGACTACAATTATATGCAAGCATCTGGTTTGGAAACTCTGCGTGGATTGCATCTGCAAACTTTTTTGCTTGTGCAATATCTGGTGTAGAAGTCTCAAACCAAAGTAAGTCTGCATAAGGAGCATAAGCGAGACCCCTAGCGATACAAGCGTCAATACCATTCTTAAATTTATAGAAGCCTTCTTCAGTGCGCTCATTTATAATGAACTCCTTATCTAATGGGTCATGATCGCTTGTAATTAATGTCGCAGACTCTGCATCTGTTCTTGCCATGATAACTGTACCTACATCTGCCACATCTGCCGCCAGGCGTGCAGCATTTAATGTACGAATCATTTGCGATGTAGGCACAAGTACTTTGCCACCAAGGTGTCCGCATTTCTTTTCTGATGCTAATTGATCTTCAAAATGTACGCCCGCAGCACCAGCTTCAATCATTGCAGACATTAATTCATATGCATTTAATGCCCCACCAAAGCCTGCTTCTGCATCAGCAATGATTGGTAGGAAATAATCAATTTCAGTTTTACCTTCACTATAATCTATTTGATCTGCTCGTCTAAAGGCATTATTAATACCTTTAACTACACGGGGAACAGAATCAACAGGATATAATGATTGATCTGGGTATGTTTGATTAGATGTATTATTAGCTGCTGCTACTTGCCAGCCTGACAAGTAAATAGCTTTTAATCCTGCCTTAGCATGTTGTACTGCCATTTGACCGTTGTATGCACCTAAGGTATTAATATAAGGTTCGCTTGCAAGTAGGTAGCGTAGTTTCTCTGCACCTCGTCTTGCTAATGTATGTTCAATCCAAACTGAGCCTCGTAGTTTCTCAACTATTAATGGGGAGTAATTTCTCTTTTTCATTTTTATCCTTCGCAAGCCAAACAAGTATCACCTTCGACCATAGCCTTCATATCTAATTCTTTAATGACTTCACGCTCAATACGCTTAGATACTTTATCTGCCTTACCAATCTTTTCAGAGCGGCAATAGTAAAGAGTTTTAAGTCCCTGCTTCCATGCCATAAAATGTACAGCATGCAAGTATTTTATATTTGAATCGGGTCTAAAGAATAGATTAACAGACTGAGCTTGATCTATATATTGCTGTCTATCTGCAGCATGTTGTATAACCCAGCGCTGATCTATTTCCATAGATGTTTTAAACACATCTTTATCCCAATCAGACAACCATTCAAGATGTTGTACCGAACCATCGTTAGCAATAATAGAAGACCAAATTTGCTGATACTCTTCTTCACCTTTAGGTGTTAGTGCAGAGTCATTTGGATCTAGATATTTCATGATAACTCTATCAAGCCATTTGTTCTTATTCAACATCGAACCTGACAAAGTATCTTGTCTGTATGCATTAGCACGGAGAGGCTCAATAGAAGGGCTAGTATTGCCCATAATAATAGAGGAAGAAGCATTAGGAGCAATGGCTAACATATGACTAAACCTGCGGCCGGTGCCTTCGGCGTCAGGAGCCTCGCCTCTTTCCTTGCCTAGTTCAAGATTAGCTGCATCTAAACCTGTTCTTATATGTTTAAATATCTGCGTATTTCTGCCAACTGCCATCGCAGATTCCCAAGGTATAGAATTGCGTTGTAGATAAGCATGCCAGCCGAGAGCACCAATGCCAATACTGCGCTCATGAGCAGCACTGAATTTTGCTCTAGCAATAGCGTTAGGAGCATTAAAAATAAAATAATCAAGCACGTTGTCAAGCATCTCAGCAACGTCTTTGAGGAAGATGGGATTGTCTTTCCAGTCATCATAGTATTCCAAATTCAAAGATGATAAGCAACATACAGCAGTACGATCCTTATCTGTGGGTAAAATAATTTCAGAACAGAGATTAGATTGCTTGATACTTAGACCAAGTTTCTTTTGAAACTCTGGCATTTGTCTATTACTTGTATCAATAAAATGCAGATATGGTTCGCCTGTTTGCATACGCATTTCAATAATACGTTGCCACAATTCTCTGGCTGATATAGTATCTCTTACTTCACCTGAATGAGGATCTTTTAATTCCCAAGTATCATCTGCATCTTTATCAAGCATACAACGCTCGATCAATAGCATAAAGTCATCAGTGATATTAATACCATGATGTAAGTTGAGAGTCCTCATATTAGGATCTCCCGTTGGTTTTCTCATCTCGAGAAATAATAAAATATCGGGATGAGAAATGTCCAGATAAGCAGCATAACTACCCCGACGAGTGCTACCTTGTCGGTACGCCAGAGAGGATGCATCGTAAGTCCGTAAATGAGGCATAATGCCAACAGACTTATCATCAGCAGAACGAATACCAATACCAATTCCAACTCCTCCGCCCAGCATGCTGAGCCAATTTACCTCTGCGAGAGTATTAACCAAACCTTCTGCACTATCGTCGAGATAAGGTAGAAAGCAAGAAATAGGTAAGCCCCGCTTGCTACGACCAAAACTAAGAATAGGTGTAGAATAGCTGAGCCAATGTTTCGAAGAATACTCATACAAACGTTGGGCGTGTTCAGGGTTGGACCCAAATCGTGAAGAAACGAATGCAAATCTCTCTTGTGGTGATGTCTCATCTTCCCTCATGTAACTTTCTTTTAATCTTTTAATACCTAAGTCGTCGAACAAACTATCTCTAGAATAATCGACATTAATCCCATGGACTACACTTTCCATTACTTTTTACTCCAATATAATTTTTATTTTACAGATTCAAAAATGTGTCTTTGAATTTTATACCATTGTACAATTCCGTCATGCTTTACAACACAATCATAGTATGTTGTATAATTAACAGTTACGGTTTTTGCTACATCACTTAATTTTGCTTCATCTTTTAATTTTTCTAGATCAGGGCATGGCTTTAAAAGAGTTTCCGGTATTTCAGGAAACTTTGCTACAACGGGAACAGTTGTAGAGCATGCTGTTAGTAATGATAAAGTTAAGATTATTAATATTTTTTTCATTTAGGAATTCCAGTTGCAGCTTTATTATGGGCTTCAATAAATTCTTTGGGAATAACACACGTATTATCGTATTTTACTATTTCTTTATCTATATATTTAACAACTTCGTTTCCTCGTTCTTTAACAATTTGTTGCTTTAGAACAATTTTCTCAACAATTTCTGTATTCTTTTTAGCGGCCTCAGCTTCTGCTGCTGCTACCCTTGCTTCCATCTCTTTTACTCTTAGTTCCCATGCTTTGTAGTCTGCTAAGCCACCCTCAAGATAAAGAGCTAGTAACAACGTAGTAACACCTATTACTTTTAGTGCAAGACCATATTTCTTTATAATGGGTATCATACCCAATGCGAATCCTGCTATTGTTGTCAGGCCCCCTAGAATCAATAATAAATGAAATGCCCATTCTGGTAAGAAATTAATTATCCACATAGTAATACTCCTATTAGAGTATTATATATCTTTTACTAATTCTGCAGACATAGGAAAAACCGTCGCAATAACGCTAGCGCATGCTTTTGCTATTTCAATGTGTTCTTTTTGTGTGCCGTTTGCTGCTCTTAATTGAATATAGTGTATCCAACTACGCAAAGTTCCCGCCATATACAGTCTCGAAATAGTATTTCCCTCGGGTAAAATTGCTCTAGCTTGTTCTTTTGCAATTCCGTTAGATACAGCCCAAGTATATGCTTCTTTTACCTGTTTAATAATATCTTGCTGTTTTTCTTCCCAGATACGAGATAGAAGCCTCTGCTCAGGATCAGACATATCTAACTCAATAGAATTTTGTCTGTTTTTAGTATCCTGTAATCTTGCTTCTCTTGTAGTAAAATCTAATTCTTGTGTTGGGTCGGCATAACGCTGGCTAAACTCTTGAAATGAGAATGAGCGATGGCGAAGCATCTGGCGTGCAATATCTCTAGTAGTCTCAATCTCAAGAGTCAAATGCACCATCTCAAGGGGAGACCAATGCATGTTCTTAATTAGATATTTAATTAATTTCTCAGATGTTTCCATGTTCATCTGATTTGAAGGATTGGATACTCGTGCACAAAATGCTACAAGCTCTGTCATGTCCTCGACAAAAGGTTGTGCCGGTTGTGAATATGCAATAATTTCTACTTTCATTTTAATCCCATAGTGTTTGATAATATTTGCCAAATAGTCTACATCCGTTTTGAATTCTTTCTTGATGTTTTCTTAAACCTTCCCAATCGCATACGCCTTCTTTCTTCCAGCGTAGCGGAACAGTTTCCTTACCTTCATCTTCGGGATACTCTTCAAGATCAATTTCTGGTCTTTCCTTCCAGAATTGTTCCTCGTTGTTGTCATCATTCAATTGCTCAAATGCCCAGATCATTTCATCAAGTACCCAATCATATCTCGCATGAATATCTCCGCCTGAAGGAACATTCTCTTCGTAAAAGTCAAATGTTTGTTGTGCATCATAATCTTCAGTAGTAGTTGTACGAAGATATTCGGGTACGTCTTCCATATCAATAAAACCAGAACCATGTTTGGTTGCCTTTAATTGCTTCAGCATTGGAAGAATAATAGGTGATAAAGTAGAATCCATTGACCAAGTATCCCAATAGTCAATCTTCACATAATTAACCTTAGGGTGAATAAAGTCTAAAACTTTTCTCAATGCTTCACAAAAAGGCTGCAGACGTTCTGCCCATGTATTGACCCATGGCTTTTTGTAGTCAATATAATCTGAATCTTTCCAGAAAAATACTTTTTCCAAAATAGTATAAGGTGATAACCAATGGTCACGATACTTGCTAATATAAACTTTCATGTTCTAACCTTTGCATTCTCTAAAAAATATCTATGATTGTGTGCTTCGTGTATTAATAAGTGTTCTATTGCATTTTTATATTGTTCAATCGAAGGATAAACCGTATCTAGATTTGTTACTCTTGGAGGTGATTCTAATATTCCCAAACCCACACCTACTTGCAACCAACTAGAAGATTCAAAATAAACTGCAGAATTTTTATCTATGTTAAAGGTTCGTAAATTACCTTCTTTTAGAAATTCTAATTTTTCTTGTAGTGTGGGCGGAATGGGGTTTTTATCTTTAAACTCTTGCCAGAATTTAGAATCATTTCTTTTAGTTATGTAATGAAGATATACGAGATCAGATATCTCATCAAATCCTTTTGCACATTGTTTATTATATAATTTAACACTATTATCTCTGGGATTATCTAGATCATCATAATAATTAAGTAATATCTGCAATTGACCAATTGTAGCAAAAAGAGAAGTTGATTCTAGAGGCTCAATAAAACTTGATGACAATCCAAATGCTATACAATTTTTGACCCAATGATTTTCGTATCTACCCGGATCAAAAGGTATAAATTTTCTTGGTTCAAGTTTTCTACCGTAGTGTTTTTCCGCCTCAGCTAGAGCCTCATCATCTGAAATATAATCAGAGTCAAATACATAACCTGCCCCAATTCTATTCTGCAAGGGTATGTTCCATGTCCAACCATATTTTAATGCAGTGCAAGAAGTGTAAGGTTTTATAATTTCCTCAGATTCTAGCCAAAAGGGAATGCCCTTTTTCATTGGCAAATATTTAGAATGAGAAATCCATTTTTGTTTATATAATCCGCCTATTATTAATCTAGCAAATCCGGAGCAATCAAAAACAAAATCACACTCTACTTCTCTACCATCGTCTAAATAAATTTTTCTTACAAATCCTTTTTCATCTTGAGAAAAATTATTAATTGTTCCTTCAATTTCTTGAACACCTCTAGATACTGCGATTTCATTTAAGTGTTTCCCAACTAGAACTGCATCAAATTGTAAAGAATAAGAAGTTCTATTAACGTCCACTTTATTAGTATATGCAAGTCTATGTTGGTACATATAATCCCCCAAATTCAAATTCTTAGATACAACTAAACGCTGAAAATGAAAGGAAGAATCTTTACTAAAAATCGGGGGCACTGCAAAATCTGAGACATAGTCGCCAAACGAGTGAAAATATCTTTTGCCGTCCCCGTTCCAATTTTCAAAACTAATACCGTTCTTAATTGAGCCTTTAGTTGCATTTACTAAATCTGTAGGTTTAATACCTAAGTATTCTAGAGCCAGAACAAAATTAGGCGTGGTAGATTCACCAACACCAATAATACCTAATTCTTTACTTTGTATTAAAGTAATATCATAGTTAGGTAGTGTTTTCTTTACCCATAATGCGGCTAACCAACCTGCAGTTCCGCCTCCCACAATAACTAATTTTTTCTTTAACATCTTTTCCACTCTACAAATTTCATTTTAGCCTGCAACCCTGAGAATGTATTTTTACTAATAATTTTGACAGGATCAATACCAGACAAAACCATATCATTAATATCTTTTGCTTCTATAGTTTGTGGCCAGATAACCACATTATAATTTCGATCTATAATTTTGTCAATTATTTTACAAACTTCTTTGTTTCTCGGTTGATTATCCAAAGCAACAATTAGTTTATCTTTTGGCAACGATAAGGTTTCAAGCTTACCGAAGGTTGTGCCGCCAACTGCTATAGCATTAGGTAAAAATAGGCTGTCGATAGGCCCTTCAACCACATATATTGGCTTATCTTTATTTATTTCACCTAGACCAAAAACTTGTAAATCTTCTTCCTTAACCTTGATAACAAGATAACGAAGTGATTCTCCTCTAAGTGCTCTACAAGTAACGCCTGCTAATTGACCATCATTATTGAAATAAGGAATGACCAATCTTGGTTCATCGGTTGTAATCTTATTTGCATATGAAGGGCTTAGCTGTACAATGTCTTTTATATTTTTTATAAAGTATAGACGATTAAATTTTTCTCTTGGGATTTTTCGTTTCAAGCAAAACTGCACTGCCTCATTATCTTCGGGCAAAGTATCAAGCCTGTCTAATAGTTTATCTATCAATCTCTCCTCGGATTTTTCAAACACCGGCTCTTCCATTTTAAACTTATCCTCAATCTTTTGATGAGGTTGGTTCTTTGGCATTCCTTCGTTATATCTTTCTAGAACGTATTGATTATATAGGTTATTATCCAATTGTTTTAAGAATGTGCCAAAATGGCAAGATACACTGCAGTTATGACACTTGTAAACCAAATTATTTTTAGATGGATAGAAATATCCACGTGCCTTATTCTTTTTAGAATTTGAATCTCCGCAGATAGTACATCTACAGTTGTAGAGTCGTTCGCTCTTTTGTTTGAACAAAGGCAAACGATTACTAATTAATCGAAGATATTTTAGATCAGTGAATAATGACAAAACAGACTCCTACTAGAAGTCTTAATTATAATATAAATTTTGAATTATGTCTATTAGAATAGTTTTTCTAATTTCAAATGAGCCAATACATAACCAACAACCAAAGCACCACCCATAATCATCCAACGCCATTTTTCAATTGCCTGAATTTTATCGGCAATCTCTTTATGTTGTGTGCTACTTGCTTTAGCTTGAATTTCCAATTTTTCCATAACCTTATCGTGTTTTGCTTCAATGTTGGTATGGATATCATCTCGCATGTCGCTAATACGATGGTGAAGTGTTGCATAGTTTTCGTCAAGCTTTTCCTCAAGCTTTTCCATACTATGATTTATGGCATCTACTTGAGATTCGAGAACGGAAACACGCACGTCTGTGTCTAGGTTCTTTTCAGGCATTTGGTGTACCTCGTTTGAATAGACCGGCTCCGTTTTGAGTAGTCCATTTCTTTTGTGCTTTTTTGCTTACAGGAACATCTTTATCTAAACCAGCTACACCTGCTGTTGCCATTGCATTATTTGCTGCAACTCCGGGGGCCGCACCTGCGCCACCGCCCATGTCCTCAGAGAATTGTCTGAAGGTAAGTATTTTATCTTGTTTCATGGTTTCTGTAATTAGAGTAATTTCATCATCTAAATTCTCATCAAGTTTCTTTAAAAATTTTTCTTCAAGGTTAATAGATTCTTTATTGTTTTCAAGTTCTTCTCTAATTAATGCATAAGCTGCAGCAAGAGAAACTAACTTTTTATTTTCAATGGGTACCTTGTTTATAATTCTTTTAAGTCTAAATACTAATCTATGTAGTAATGTGTAGGCATCTCTTAACTCAACAGTGTTAAGATCCTTCATCTTCATTAATTCTTTACCCTTAGCATCAATAATACCTAAACGAAAGGCTTCGGTATTCTCAAAAGGCGTTACAAGCATATTGAGTATTCTAAATGCAATAAATGAATCTACATATCTTCCCATTTTAAATCTTCTTTAAATTTTCGTATATTTCTTCATCTATAGGTATATCTTTTTCAGAAATTTCTACACCTTTAGACACGATTACTTTCATTGGCATATAATTTAAAAATACTAGAAAAGTTTTTATCTGAGGCCAAAATTTCTTTTCTAATTTGAAGAACAACATCTTTGTTGTTGCTTCTATCCCAAATAAATTTCCTAGTACAATTATATGATTGAGTATTAATCTCTCTTTTAATTCTTTGCCTACATTATGTTTTCTTAACAAACGCTTAATGTATTTAAATCTTTTTAGATCATCGAGGAATTCATCCATACCTTTACACGAAGGATTATCATAATTCTTTATCGCATACATTGTAAAATTTTCTTCAGTCAACTCAAAAAGCATATTGTTATGTTATTGTAAGATTAGTTAGAGTTAAACCGCCTGACAACCTTTGATCTTGTGCAATTGCAAAAGGATTATATAAAATTTTATCTCTTACACCTGATATAGATCTATAACTCATATAATCATTTGTTAGGCCCGTATTATATATTACCCCTGAAGAACTGGCAATATTTGATAACCACTGCTTAACCTGAACTTGTTTTAGAGAAGGATTAGTTTGTAAATATAAAGCAACTAGTCCGGATACTTGAGGTGATGCCTGCGAAGTGCCTCCTAACTTTAATTGTCTAAAATTAGAATCACCATAATAATCTACATTAGCACCTTTTACTTGTATGGTGCTTGTACAACTAATTATATCTGATCCTGGTGCGTAAACATCTACTCCGTCCCCACAACAACTAAATGTTGCTTTTTGATCTAATGTTGATGAATATGAAGTTGAATCTAAACACCCAACCTTAATACATAAATTACTACTTGGGCTAGATCCTCTATGTTGATACTTAGGTAATCCCCCAACAGTAACATAGTTATCATAATCCTCACCGCCTGGTCTTTCTATTTTAGTATAGTGATTACCTGCGGCAGCAATAAAAATAACACCTTCGTCTATTAGTTCTTCTACATCTACATCAACAGAGTTAATTCTAATAGATGTAGTATATACACCTATGTCTGGTCCAGCTACAACTGTACCTATTGGTGCTAAACCATAGTTACCTTTTTTAGTATAAGTATCTATGTCCACGCCCGAATAAGTATTGCCTCGCCATGTTATACTATTGATACTTGTTCTGGCAAATGTTGTTGTATATCCCCAGCTTGCGTTTACAACTGTTGGTCTTTTATATCCAGTTGTTGCATCTACAGGTTTATTTCTGTGCCATAACTTAATTACATCAAAGCAATCTGAAATAGAAATACCTGTTCCAGAATCTCCTGCACCTTCTAAACCACTTACTTTAAGAGAATAAACATTTGCGCCTCTGGCCCAGCCAAATGTTTTGCCTGCTGTTATCCCTGCAACATGAGTACCATGCCCATCGTAATCTCTATAATGATTTGCAGATTGTGTTCCTGCCAATCCGCTAGCTGCATACCAATCTATTTGTTGTGCTCGACCTGCGAATTCAGGATGGGCTACTTCTAATCCACTATCCTGTATAACAACATCGACACCTCTGCCATCGAGAATATAATTGTAGTTATTATCAGGGGCCTCATAATTAGATCCATAAGAATTATCAAGGCTGTTAACTCTTCGTAGTCCCCAATTTTGGTATGAACCTGAGCCATTTGCTTCGGGCAAAGGTTTACTATAATTTCCCGTTACACGAGCAAACGTTCCGATTTTAATATCTGTTCTTTGATCTGGAGGTATCTCTACACAGTAAACTCGAGAATCATTTTGCAGTAAAGTTGCTTCCTCATCTGTAAGTGAGTAATGGCAGCTTCTTAAACTGCCATCTCTATTGTTAACTATTTCTACTGCCCTATCTGGAATATGTAGAAGACCATTTGTTATTGTCTCCATCTCATTCCAGAATGTATCATAGTCAACGTCTTTGTTTAAGCAAACAACATATTCTCTCATTATTTTCCTAGGTCATCAATTTTCTTATCTAGTTCTTTAATTGCTTCAATTATTAAAGGAATAAGTCTCTCGTATCTAACAGTTAGATATTGACCATCATAGATTGGTCTTGTTGCCTCAGGCTGTATTGCTTGTACTTTTTGTGCCGATACACCTACGTCTTGTACGTCAGGCATTCCTAATGATTTAGCTACTTCGTTAGGTGTGTAGATAAATCCTGTTAGAGTTTTTACTTTATCCAGAGCAGATGTTAAATTACCTTTAATATCTTTTAGATTCTCATCTGAATAGCTTGAATAAACATCGCCTGTAGCATAAATGCTGCCGCTTGTACGAATTGATCCATTCTCCATGAATGAATCTGTACCAACACTTAAAGAATTAACTCTTAAGTTTGCGGTTGTTAATGCTGATACTACTCTTGCATTGGTAAAGTATAAATTATTTGTTCCTTCTGGTACAACATTAGTATTTCCACTAAATGAGGCTACTGCACTAGAACTAATTCTACCATTGGCTTCAATTGTTATATTATTGCCTGCAATAAGTGCAGACACAACACGAGAATTTGTGAAATATAGATTTGCAGAAGTTTCTCTGACGTTAGCTGTTGTCAGACTTGAGCTTATCGCAGAAATAACTCTTGCATTTGTAAAGTATAAATTATTTGTGCCTTCTGCAACACCGTTTGTATTGCCTGTAAATGAAGCTGAAGCACTAATTCTACCGTTAGCCTCAATCGTTACGTTATTACCGGCAATAAGTGCAGACACAACACGAGAATTTGTAAAATACAAATTGGCAGATACTTCACGAACGTTTGCGGTTGTTAAATTAGTACTTACTGCTGCAACTGCTCTTGCATTGGTGAAATATAAGTTGTTTGTGCCTTCTGAGACTAAATTAGTATTTCCGGAGAATGATGCTGCAGCAGTAGAACTGATTCTACCATTGGCTTCAATAGTGATATTATCTCCTGCTACAAACGCTGCACGAGATCTTGTATTAGTAAAGTATAAGTTTGTTAATTCTGTTACGTTTGCAGTTGTTAATATAGTAGTAAGTGCACCTATGGCTCTTACGTTTGTAAAATATAAGTTAGTAACTTCCACTACGTTGGCAGTAGTTAGAACAGGAGTTGCTGCACCAACTACTCTTGAATCGGTGTAGTATAAATTATATTGTCCTTCAGAAATAACATCAGTATTACCTGTAAATGAAACAACAGACGTTGCGCTAATTCTACCATTGGCTTCAATAACAATATTATTGCCAGGAGTAAATGCTAATCTTGATCTTGCATTTGAGAAATATTTGTTTGTCTGGCCTTCTACAATAAGATCAGTATTTCCTATACCTGCAGCAACATTAAGAAGGTTAGCACGAATAGTACCATCTATAGTGCTGTATATAATTGTAGCATCACCTGCACTTAGCAGAGTTCTAACTCTATTATTTGTTGCATAGAAGAATGGTGCTTCTTCAAATACATTTGCTGTACTGAAAAATGGACCTACCGCTTCTATTGCTCTAGCAGGAGTAAAGTATAAATTACTGGTACTTTCTCTTACGTTAGCTGTTGTAAGTGTAGGTTGTATGAATACCGCTACTCTTGCATTTGAATAATACTTATTAAACTGACCTTCAGGTAAAACGTCAGTTGTATTTGCATTTCGTGCAATCGCCGCTACGTTAGCTCTAATAGTACCAGTAAATCTATTATAGTCTATTGTGTTATCAATAGCTTCAATTGCATATCTTGCTCTTGCGTTAGAGAAATATAAATTTGGAAAAACTTCTGCTACGTTAGCAGTGTTTAATACTGCGGTAAATGTACTTGCTGACACATATGGTTGTGTCACACTAATCATGTTCCATTTACCAAGAGAATATACTAATAAACTACTATCACCTATTGTATTAAATACTAATCGCTGACCCGGAGGATTGAAGTTACCTTCAACGTAAGTGTTTCCTCCATTTGCAGTAAATAAACTAATAATCTTTAGTTGACCTTCTGCTCCATCAGGTAAATAAACAATATTTTCTCGTACGTTTTGTGCGTCTAAGAATGTGAGTGTTGTATTAATGTCAATATTTCCGTAACCTGCAACATAATCTGCACTTGCGAAAGAAATATTTCCAGATATACTGGTGTTAGCTAGAGTATGTACTAGAGTTTCTACAGTTACTCTATTGCTGGTGCCGTCACGGACCAAGTACACTAAATCATCGTTTAGTGTTGAGGTGATTAACGGTAATTCTGATAATTTTGTTACTGCCATATACTTATTTATTAGTATTGAATTGTTGGTTATTTTTAAGCAATAATTGCATTTGACATATTAAAATAACCGTTGCTTGTGTATGTATAGACATAATAACCGTTAACTACTGCAATAGTATTAGCACCAGGCGCATCCATTCTGCCATAATTTACAGGATGGCGTAATATAACTATACCGGAACCACCTCTACCGCCGTTTCCTCCACCACCGCCACCTGTAGCAAATCCGCCAGGTGTACCAAATGCTGTTCCAGGGTTAGCAGAACCTGCGCCTCCACCGCCAACTCCCCCGGCAGCACCTGCGGATCCACCTAAACCTACGCCACCTCCAGCGCCACCGCCACCTGCGTATGCTACATTAGAACCAGATATGGTTAGATATAAACCTGGTCCCCCTATTCCCGCAGCTCCGCCTGGGTTATTAATAGTACCACCTGCGCCGCCACCGCCTGATCCTGCGCTGGAGCCATCGCTTGCTACACCTGTGCCGCCAGCAAACCCTTGTCCTCCGCCTAGTACACTGCCGCCTTGATAACCGTTGCCTCCGCCGCCAGTTCTTGCGCCGCCACCTCCAGAACCACCGGCTCGGCCTGCGCCAGC